ATAGCAAAGGTGAGAACGATTATCGATTGATAGCCTTGCATTTTTGGTTAACCATTTTTGTATTTTGGGTTAACGTATTTTTTTATTGGAATGTATGAATAATTGAATATGTTTTTATATGAATATGTATTCATATTTTGGGGATTTTTGGGTTGCAATAATTTCCTTCATTTTTACACGCCAAGAAAATTTTTTCCTTCATTGACTAACCATTCGATTATTATTCTCACCTTCATTCAATTAAGCTTCTCTTATGAAATTGATAATCATTTTCAACTACAATTTTTTTTCTTTATGTATCAAATATTTTTCTATTCAAATATTTTGATAATCAAAGTGTTTAGTGTCGGATAATACTATTATTATAGGTCATTAATAGGGGGGGGATGTTTCATAATACTTGATAATGATAATCATTGTCACGCCCCTAGCTACTACACCCAAACACCATTTTTTTTCTAAACACCATTTTTTCACACCATTTTCCACCCCAAACAACAAAACAACACCCAAACACTCTCTCACCATTCTCTCCTAATGTAACCCTTAATATTCCAATAAGTCCAACCAAACATATCTAACGAAAGAATAACCAAAGTAAACACATATAGTTCCCAAATATAGGTAAATACAATAAAACAACCTTTTACATATACATAATATTGTATACAATAAAAGATTAAAGTCTCAATAAACACAACAAAAATGATATTAAAGGTAGGGGAGGGGTGGTTTGCATACTTTTTCTAAAGTTGAATAATAATGACCTTCTGTGTGCCATTTTAAGAAGATAAAATCAATAAGTTAAGTATTTGTATTAAGAGTATTTTTTAAGTATATTAGAGAGGAAATATAAAAGGGCAAAAAAAAAGAGGAAAACATTTTCAGTTTCCTCTGGAAGGTTTACCAATTATCTTGACCACATCTAATATAACAGTAATGTGAATTATCACACATATATATTCTTTCTTTTTTATTACGAGACTTATATCTCCATGGTTTACCACATTGTGGGCATATACCATTGTTCCATTTTCTTTTCTCAAGTTTACTAAATATGAAACATAATACTATAAAAAAAATTATCCAAACCATAATTACTTGAGATATTATATCTGCTAGTGTCATTATTCTTTCTCCTAATAATTTTTATAATTTATAAACTAATCATTTATATCTACTTCATAATTACACATAGCATCGTATAATTTTTGTGGGATTTTATCTTTGTAGTACTCGGCTACTTCTTTTATATAGTTTTCTTTGAATTGTTTATAGGCTTCAAATGCTTCTTGTGGGGTTTTATAATAACCTAAATTTTTTATTTTACTTTTATTTTCTTTTAAATCATAAACACTACAGTCTGCTCGAAATTTTTTATCTCGTTTATGATAAGATACTCCAATAGGCAGTTCGCCCCTTAATTTATAACTTTTAACAAATAATGAGTTTATTCTATGAGGGACAAAAATACAGGTATCTGCACTATAAATTTTATTTCCTTTCAACAATATATCTTTGTCCAAACAAATTCTTTGTCCTTCTATCTCATAATGATTTTTATAATACCATTCAGCAAACATTTGAAAGTTTAGCCATTCCTTACATACTTCACAACCTTTATATGTAGGTTCTTTTTCGTGATATTTAGGGTCATAGCATCTTCTCATCATATCATGCCATGCATCATAACATTTAGTACGTTTTATGTTTTCATCATATACCTTATGTTTTCCTTCACCTAAAAACCCATGCCCGTAGCATCTAGGCTCATAAGGGCATATAATGCTTCCTTTTTTAAAACTTTTATACGCTGCTCCTTTAAAAATATAATCATATTCTGGAAAATAAACATCTATATCTCTATTCATTCTATATCTAATTATTATCATTTGGCTACCAAAGTTATTTATTCTTGTCTCTCCAGTTCTATCAATTGTTTTTCTACTCATAATATCACCCATTCTTTATATTATTGAATACTTAATGCTTTTAGTGCAATTATTGTTTTTAATGTATTCTTTTTTTATTAAATTGTTATATTCGAGATAATTAGTTATTTTTGTTATCTTGTTTAAATTTGTGGTGCTATTCGAAGTCAACCCAATATTATCACATATGTAACTTCTAGTAACTATCTTGCTTTCATCTTTACATATCATCTTTAATAATAGATAAGTCTTTATAGTTGCAGAATCTCTGCTCCCTAAAAGGATTTTAATAATGTTGTCATCTATTAATATATATCCCTTATTGTTTTTATTGCTATAAGAAACAGTATATGTGTTTTCTTTTTTTATTTTTTTTATCTTAATTAAATTCTTATGTTTAGCTGACATTTTCATTAAAGATTTATATGTGGTTGCCCACGATTTATGACTTGTCTTCTCTATATCTTCCTTTTCATTTCTTATAGTTCTACTGTCTATTGATATATTCTTTTTCTTTAAATTATTAGTTCCAAAACAAGATGCTACCATTAGAGCATGATAATCACAGTTTTTATCTTTAAGAAATTCCTTTTCAACTATTACTGGTATTTTTTTCATGATATAATCCCTTTCTTTGTATTTATTATCCCCTTATACTAACTATTTCAAATTTAAGCATAAGATTTGAAACTCCATCATTCAATATCTTTATAATTTCTCCGTCAGGTATTCTACAAGTATATGTTAATACTTTATTAGTTTTACTTCCGTCATCTGATATAAGAGCGTGTATAAGTCTTATATAAAAAAGATTATCTCTAAAATAATAATGTTTACGGATTATTTTTAAAAGACATTCATATTGTTCTTTTGTTAAGACTTCATTATTTATTTCAAGATAAAGTTTATCTTCTTTTTTAACAATCTTGTACCAATTTATATTATTAAATTCTACTCCGTTAATCATAGCTTCACAATTTTTACAAGTATAATATTTATCGTTCATTCTACCCTCTCCTTAATGCTCTCTAATATCTTCTTTAAATAAATCTTTTACGTCTTCTTTAGACACATTTTCATAAGAAACATATTTAAGTTCTGTATCTTTTGATTTCTCTAATGCTTCAATTAATCTCTTTATTTTATCCTTATCGTCTATAAATTCAATGCCGTTGCCATTTAAAACATGTAAGCCGTCTAAATTATCTTCTTCATAATCTCCGTTGTCTATGGTTTCTATCTTTAAAACTATGTATTTATCATTGTCATAAAATGCATACAAAGAACTATTCTCTTTAATCATATTGCCTATATTTGTCTTTAATGTGTTATTTTGTTGCAATTCTTTGTATAAATCATCATACCCTTGTATATAAAGTACTTTCATAATTACACCTCATTAGATTGCTCTACTAGCATTACTTTATGTTCCTCACCGTTCCATTTTACTGTCTCTAATTTTTCATACCAAGCATCTGTTATATTTGCTTTTCTTAGCTCTCCACTGCCGTCATCAAATTTAAGGTTTTCTAAAAGATAATTCATAAACTCACCTGCTGTTTCATCTGTCTCTGCCTTAAAGAAGTCTGCATATTTTGTTTTATCCTGTTCGCTTGTTACTATAACATAATGATATAAATATTTTTCCATTTAATCCTCCCAGTTAACTTTTATTTTAAACTCATTTGGTTGTAAATTTTCATCTACTCTTACAGGTATACCTTCAAATGTCTTTATATAACCATTTACAACTTTATTATAATCTTCAATATCATCTAAATTTAAATCGTCTGCAAAGAAGTTTTTATTATCTTCTTTACTTATAAATATTTCTATAGAAGTCCCAAGACTACTGTGTGTTTTTAAAATATCCTCAGCGTCTACTAAAGCTCTAAAAATATTAACCATTTTATTCATTCTCTTTTTCTCCTTTTGGTATTACATGATATTCATCAAATAAGAAATCAATTAAACAACCTATATATGTCTCTAAAGGACATATTCTACTACATTTTTTATTTTCACAATATGTGGCAAATCTTTTATTAAACACTTCTTCAGTTGTAAAATTCTTAATCTCTTTAATGTTTATTTTATCCCCATCTTGTTCAAATGTACATAAAACTTTTTCATTCATTTGCATCACCTATCTTAAATAATTATTTATAGACTCACATGAATCGCAAGTCACTGTAGCCGCATATATATCTTTATCAAAAAGTCTTTTTAATACACATTCTAAATCATCTATAAGTAATTTATCAAAATTACTTAATCCTCTAAGTTTTTCTTTAGAATTAATTGAACTAAAAGAAATTGGATCAGGAATATCTAATTTCATTTCTTTAGCTGTATTTTTAATCATTTTTCTTTGTGCTTCGCTACAACAAATTATAGGATATTTAAGTTCAGCAGATTTTTTAATAAGATATACTGTCTTCCCTCTGCCTCTATTCATTTGTATTATTTCCATTATATCTACTCCTTTTTATAAATTCTACATCGTAAACTTCCCAACCCAATAACACATCAAGAAAATACATTAACAGGGATTGACTCGGCTCTACATAATGGTCAAATCTATAAGTAACTTTAGTCTTTTCTAACCATATAAGGTTGCCATTTACTACTCTAGGTAAAATATTATTACGAGTACGAATTTTGATATCCCCTCTCTGGGGAGTGTTCATTTTAAATTTCATGTATTAACTCCTTTCTTAAATCTTTCATTATTCTACGTTCTTTCATAGCTAACGTACTTCTCTTTATTCCTAAAGAATCTGCTAACTGTTGTTGTGTACATCTTTCGTATCCATTTAGTCCATATCTTCTTTCTATAAGAAGTTTATTGTCTTCTGATAGCGTATTTAATATTTTATTAACTAATTCTTTGGTTTCGCTTATTCTTATATTTTTATCAAAATCAATTTCTTCTTTAAGAAAGCCTTCAAAAGAATTATCGTTTTCTTCGTTCTTTGAAATTTCTGCACTAAAAGAAACCGTTTTTATATTTCTTTTTTCTCTGTTAAAAGCATTAATTAATTCATTTTCTATACTTCTGTAGAAATAAGAGATTGGTTTTTTATCTTTAGAAATCGGAATCTTATTTATCCCTTCCATAAGTCCCAACATTCCTGTCGCCATTAAATCCTCTTTAGAATAGTTGTTTATATAAAAATTACTAGATATACTTGCCACTAGGGGAGTGAAATTGGCAACTATAGTCTCATAATCTTTATTCATTAAACAGTTATCTATTTCTTTCTTGGATAAATATTTTCTCAACGAACCACCTCTCTTTAAAGTTCTTATACTATAATTATAACCATTTTTAGATTTTTTATTCATTTTTTTGTAATATTTAGCTAATAATGTCAAAAATTTTTTAACTCCATTAAATGATATTTATTCAAGTACAAAGGCAAATAAAGACCTCTGTTTTTGGCTTTTTCAAAATTCCAAATAAAGACCTCTTAGAAGAGAAAATAAAGACCCCTAGAAGAGAAAATACTGGTTCAGTAATGTATGTATATTATATATTTAATATTAAATAATAATATATAAATATATTATTATTTTTGCGAAGCTATCGCTCCGGTATATCTTTTTCTTGGTATTTTTTCTTTTAATTTAATCCTTATAGTTTAAACGAGATTAATTCTTAACTTGTCGCATAGCATACGCAAACACTATTTTTAAAATCTTTATTTTTTTTTCTTTTTTTTTGAATAAAGAGTAAAATTCATGGTATATTAAGAGTATAAGAACAACTGAAAGAATCAATTATTTAATATCTTAGAGTATCTTCTCATAGAGCAAATAGTGTCAATTATTTTTCCGTTATATTTGGTACATAGACGAAAATAAAAAAAATATTTTTAAAAAAAGTGAATATATTTTTTAAAACTGGATATAATATTATTAGGGAGTAAAAAAACTTAATATCTGAGTTGACAACATTCTGATAATTACAATCAGAAAGTAGGAAAGATATTGTTAGCAAATTACACGTTTAAAGGGAAGATAGATGGCAAGTCTATTAAAGACTATCAAAACAAAATAGATTTAAGTGTTAAAACAAGCCAAGAGATAATCGACCAAGTGAATAAAATTTTAAATATAGAAGAGATTAATGGGGTTCAGTTTAATGGTGATTTATTTTGGCAAGTTATTTGGGACGAAGGAGTTTGTAAAACAGATATAAATACAAACGAATTATGTTGGAGCAATACAGAAGTATGCAAAACACTAGAGATATTAGCATCATACATACTTATGAAAGACGATAAAGAAAAAAGAAAAGAATGTAAAATGTATGATGATTACAAATTAACAAAAAGAGCAGAAAAAGATAGGGAAAAGGTTTGTCAGATTGGAGTTAACGAAGATGATGAGGTTGTAGTTCTTAAAGATGTAAAAAATTATAAAAAATACAAGAAAACTACTGTTAATAAATCTGACATTAAAGAATATTCCGAACTTAAATGTTATGATGACTACAAGGAATATATGAAAACCTTATTTCATGGCGAAAACGCCAAAGAGAATAGACTTGAGCTGATAGAAAGACTAAAGAATAAGGGTTATGACATTTCTAATGGTAAACTTTATAAATTTGTTAAAACAACGCTTCCAAGTATATCAGAAGATATGTTAAGTGTTAAGTTAAGTAAAACACAACCAATTAAATGGAAACAACCACTTAGAGACAGTCACCAATCATTTAATTTTGAAATGTTGGATATGTTTGACCCTCAACAAGTTAAATATGCTTTAGTAACTGATAAAAATTTAGAGTTTTCTACTAGAAATGAATTTTGTATAACTCTTGACGAAATTATTAAAAAAACACACCTTACTAAAAATCAAAAGATAATATTAAGTAAGTGGAGAAAAGATTGGCAGGTAGTTAAAATAGCAGAATACATGCAAGTAGATGTTGCTTATGTATCTAGGGAAATTGACACAATAGCTAAAAAAATAAGTAATGCCTACATAGACGAATATGAAGAACAATATTATTATATGAATTTAGTTAAGGGAACTTATAAGAAATGCTCTTGCTGTGGAGAAAATAAGTTGGTAAAGCATTTTAATAAACGTTCTGTAAAGAATGGAGAAATAATATATATGAGTATTTGCTCGGATTGTAGAAAAAAACACCGAGAAAAAAAGAAAGGAAGAGGAAAAGATGAAAAAGAAAGATTTAATAAAAAGAGTAGCAGATAAATGTGATTATTCTCAAAGACAAGTAGAAGAAATGTATGACGTTCTTAAAGATGTTGTAGAGGACGCTATAGCAGATGGTGAAGAATTTAAATTATTAGGCTTTATAAAAATAGGAACTAAAAAATTAAGTCCTAGAAAAGGTAAAATGACTAATAGATTTGGTGAAGTTGTAGAATGGGAAAGAACAGAAGAAATTACTGTTCCAACTGTAGGATTAACTAAATATATAACTAAACGTTTTAAAGAGTAATATAGAACTTTAAAAAATGGATAATATGAGCTTATAGACACACACAGCTAATTTTACATATAACAAGCTACTTTTGGTAAGAGTTAAGTTACTTGTGTCTAGTAATTTTTCATATTATCCTCCAATTTTATTATACTTAGGCGATTACCGCAATTATTTTATAAAGGAAATTAAAAACAAATTTTTATAACTAGATTAATACATCGCCTAGCGAATATGGATATATAGTTTAACAGGCAAAATACTTACCGGAAAAGAGTTATAGGTTCGAGTCCTATTATATCCTCATGATATAACCCCCTTTCAATTATATTATTATACTTAAAGACACATACAGCAATTTTTAAATACTTTATTTTACAAGAAAAAAAACAATATATCAACTTAAATAGAATTTTCATAAATACCTCCTTTGATTTAATGATATGTAAGAATGTGTCTTGTAATACCTCCTATAGGACTACTGAACGGGAAGTAGTCCTAATATGACAAGGTGGAGTAATGGAAACTCGTTAGATTAATTCTAAAGATGTAGGTTCAAATCCTTCCCTTGTGAATATTTAACATTTTACCTTCTTTCTACCCCTCTTTTGAGGGGGCTTATGCTGGTGTGGCTCAATGGCAGAGCAGCTGACTTGTAATCAGCAGGTTGTAGGTTCGACTCCTATCACCAGCTCCAAACAATTTATAAAAGATATTAACAGCATAATTAAAATAGTATCTTGAGAGGTGATAATATGAATAAAACGTTACTTAAAGAATTAAAAAAGGCAACTAATTATACATATACAGAAAATGGTGGCTTAACACATAAAAGTACTTTAAATAAATGTTATGATTTATTTGCTTTTGGTGGAGCGTCAAGAGGAAGAAGTGAAGAAGATATATTAGATATGTTTTATGATGCTTTAAGAGAAGACAAATTGTTAGCAATGAAATTATTGTTTTACATCAGAGATGTAAGGGGTGGATTAGGAGAAAGAAGAACTTTTAGAATTATTCTTAAATCTTTAGCGAATTCTCACCCTTATTTAATTGAGAAAAATATAGATTTAATCTCCTTTTATGGTAGATATGATGATTTATTAGTATTATTTGACACTAAATGTGAAGATAAGATGATTAACTTAATAGCTAAAACATTAATAGATGATTGCAGAACTAATCGACCAACATTGTTGGCTAAATGGTTGCCTAGTGAAAATGCCAGTTCTAGTGATTCTAGGAGACTTGCTAGAAAGTTAGCCAAAAAGCTTTCTCTTAGTAATAGAGAGTATCGAAAGACATTATCTAGTATAAGAAATAAAATAAAAATTGTTGAAAATTTATTAAGTGAAAAAAAATATAATGAAATAGAATTTGATAAATTACCTAGTAAAGCAGGATTAAAATATAGAGATGCCTTTTTAAGACATGAAGAACTATGTGATAGATATATAGAGTTTATTGATAATAAAAATAGTAAAGTAAATGCTAAAACTTTATATCCGTATGACATAATAAGAGATGCTTGGAAATGTGGTTATTCCAATGATTATTATGAAAGAGAAGTTCTTGATAAATATTGGAATACTTTACCTGATTATTTTGAAGGTAAACCTTGCAGTATATTACCAGTAGTAGATAATTCTGGGTCAATGACTTGGAATTTAAATGGTGGTGTAATTCCATTAGATATGGCAGTTTCTTTAGGAATATATTGTGCAGAGAGAAATCTTGGAGATTTCCATAATCACTATATTAGCTTTAGTAGAACCCCTAAATTGGTGGAAATAAAAGGCAACGATATAGTTGGAAAAGCTTTTAGTGCGATAAAAGATGTTCTTTATGAGGATACTAATATAGAAGCAGTATTTGATTTAATATTAAATACTTTAAAGAAAAGTAATTTATCAGAAGAATACTTACCTAAATACATTGTTATAATTTCTGATATGGAATTTAATGAAGGAACTAGATGTAACGATAGTGAAACATTAATGGAGCGTATTAGAAAAGAATGGGCAAAAGAAGGATATACAATGCCAAACTTAGTTTATTGGAATGTATGTTCTAGGAGAAATAATATATCAGATTTAGGGGCAGATAATATTACTTATGTAAGTGGTTGTACTCCAATGATATTTAAAAGTGTTATGAGCGGTAAAAATGGTATGGATTTAATGTTAGATATATTAAATAGTGATAGATATTCAAGTATAAGAGTATAGAAAGGAGATATAATATGAAAAAAGTGTTACAATTAGATTTTAAAAATGCAAGTATAGAGGAAGGTTCTAATGGAAAACAGGTTATTGAATACGATAAAGAATTGTTACCTTTGTATACAAGAAGCTTAGATAAAGTATTAGAAGATATAGAAGAAGAACAAGAGTTGCAACTTAAATTAAATATAAAACTTCCTCTTTCTCAATTTAGATTACTTACTAATTTCCTAGTAGATTGTTCAGATTTAAACTTATTCGATTTGCAAATAAAATCAGTAGAACAAGACGACTAATATGGAAAAGTATAATACGAAACAAAAAGAACAAATGATTAAATTGTCCCTACAAAAATTAAGTGGGGACGATGAAGTAAATTGGGAAGATATAATAGATAGTCTAGGAATAAGTTTACATAAAGATACTTTAAGACGATGGGCAAGAGGAATGCAGATTTATGATGAATATCTTAAAGAAACAAAACACAAGTCTGTAAGAGACGATTCAGAAAAAACAATAAAAAAAATATTAGAATTAAAACAACAAAGAATTTTATTATCTGATGAAAAGAGATATGTAAATGAGAGACTTAGAGAACTAACAAGAGTAGAAGATTTCTACAAGAAATTAGAGGATAAAATATCAAGTAGTAACCCTGTTCAACTAAGAGAGATTGAGCTTAGCGATAAAACGAATGAAGCAGTATTAATGCTATCTGATTGGCATTATGGAATAGAAGTTGACAACAAAGTTAATAAATTCAATTCAGAGATAGCAAATAGTAGAGTTTCTGAATTAGCAGGTAAAGTTATAAAACATTGTAAAATAAATGATGTAAGTAAATTAAATATATTCTGTTTAGGAGATTTAATATCTTCTGAAATTCACACCATTATTAAAATGGAAAATAGAGAAGATTTATCTACTCAAATATATGAAGTAAGTGAACTTCTTTCAAAATTTATAGAGACAGTATCAAAAGTTGTTCCGATAGAAGTTGCATTTACTTTTGGGAATCATGAGAGAACGGGATTAAAAGACTTATCTAAAGATAGCGATAATTTTACAATTCTTATAGAAAAATATGTTATGCTTCTTTTAAGGGATAATGAGAATGTTATTATCAATAGTAGTGAAACAAATTCAGATATTATATATAAAAACATTATGGGAAATGACTTTGTTGGAGTTCATGGACACCAAGAAAAAAGAAAAGGTGTTGCTCCTGATTTAAGTGCAATCCTGAGTGGTAGAAATGTCGATTATGTATGCATGGGGCATTTACATTCTCAATGTAATTATATTGATAATACATCAGAAGTTTTTATAAATGGAAGTTTATGTGGCACAGATGCCTATGCTTATGGGAAGAGATTGTTTTCTCCCCCTAGTCAAAAGTTATTGATAGTTAATGACGAAGGTGTTGAATGTATCTACAATATTAAAGTTTAGTGAGGATTACGATATGGCAAATAAGAATGAAGAATTAAGTAGAGAAATATATATAAGCGGTGAAATAAATAACGAAATGGCAGCAGAGATAATTGCTCATTTAAAAAAGATAAATGATGAAGATTTAGATGTTTATGAGAAAAATCAAACTTTAAATGAAAAAAATCAATTACCTTATAAACCTATAAGTCTTACAATAAATTCTCCGGGAGGAAGTGTAATGGACGGTTGTGCAATAATGAATACTTTAGAATCTTGTATTGCTCCTGTTCATACTCATGGTATAGGAGAGGTATCTAGCATGGCGGTTCATATTTATGCCTGTGGAGAAGTTAGAACAGCAGGAGATTTAGTTACATTTGGGCTACATGGAACTGGTGGCGGTACTTGTGGTTATACTAAAGAAATGATAAGTTCATTGACTCATTGGAAGAAATTAGAGAAAAAGTTAAATGATAGACTTTTAGAAGACACAAAATTAACACAAGAAGATTTAGATGCTTGTGAAACTTGTTTAACGTTTTATGATTATGACGAAGCCTTGGAAAAAGGTTTGATAAATACAGATTTGTATGATGATGAATTTCTTAAAGAAATAATAGACGGATTAAATGTGTCTGACAAAAAAGAAGAAACAGAAGAAACAAAAACAGAAACAGAGGTAAAAGAAGATTAATTCTTTTTACATAAAAATGCGAGTTCATATCATTTCATTTTGATTAGAATAAAGGTTAATAGAATCCATGTTTATTGGCGAAACGTGGGTTCTCTTTAGTCTTTATTTAGACTAACATATATCTCCCTTGTTAGTGGTATGGTTGCTATTCCTCGTAGCCATACCCATTAATAAGGAAATAAAATCATATATTGATAATCTATTATTATCAAACCATTTAATAACTACCCTTCGGGGTAGTTATTTTTTTTAT